TACGAGTCGCTGACGGAGGACGGGCAGAGGGAGGCGCGGGTCAACGCCTGCAGGCAGTGGCTCGTCCCGACCGACGACCCCGACGAGAAGGCGGACCGCTTCGCGTCGAGCCTGCTCTTCTTCGAGTCCTGGTACCTGTGGCCGGACCCGGAGGACGAGTTCGATCCGATGTTCTACGACGACAAGCCGGTCGTCACGCCGAGGGGGCACGTCGCCATCTACCGGGAGTGGGCCCGCAACTCGGCGAGCCTGGTCATCGCGCCCCGAGGCTACGCCAAGAGCAACTGCATCCGCAAGTCGATCATCATGCAGATGCTCACGAGGCCGCAGTTCTCGTTCATCTACGCGACCTCGACCAACGACAACGCGAAGCACACCGGCCAGATCATCAAGAGCCAGTTCATCGAGAACGAGCGCATCGTGGCGGACTTCTCCCCGGAGTTCCCCGACGGACGGATCGCGCCCCGGCGGGGCGAGGCGTCGTTCGGCATCGAGATGATGTACCTGAAGAACGGGAGCTGGTTCCGCGCCATCAGCGCCGAGAGCCGCCAGCGCGGCGGACGTCCCCGGTGCTACGTGCTCGACGACCCCGAGTACGACCCGAAGGCGTCGACCTCGATGGCGATCCTGCGCCAGTACATGGACACCCTGCTCTTCAAGGTGGTGGCGCCCATGCTCACGCGCCCGGACACGAGCGTGCGCTGGCTCGCGACGTTCGTGAGCCGACGCCACTTCGCGTGGTACGCGATGGAGACGGAGGAGACCAAGGAGGGTCCGGCCGCGCGCGACCCGCGCTTCTCGCACTGGACCCGCATGGTGATCCAGGCGGCCTACGAGACCAAGGACCTCCGCACGGTGTCGTGCTGGCCGGAGATGTGGCCCGTCGACCGGGCGGCGAAGGCGAGGGACCCGGAGCTCCGCAACCGGATCAGCCTCGAGGAGATCAAGGACCGGATCGGCTCCGCCAACTTCCTCGCCGAGTACATGGCCCGGCCGGGCGAGTCGGAGGACGCGTTCTTCCCGCTGCTCGAGCGCAAGAAGCACGGCTGGTGGACGGAGCAGGTGGACCCCCTCCTGGAGGTCGACCCCCGCTCCTCGCATGCGCTGCTCTGCTGGGGGGACGACCGGCGGGTTCCCATGTGGGAGTTCCTGCGCACCGCGTGGACGTTCATCGCCTGCGACACGTCCTTCACGGACACGCCCGACTCGGACTACAAGGTCGCCACGCTGATGGCGGTGACCCCCGAGAACGAGCTCTTCGTGCTCGACATGTGGGCGGCGCAGACCAACGAGAACGAGCTGGTGAAGGCCGCCTTCCGGATGGCGGACAAGTGGCGGTGCCCCTCGATCCACCCGGAGGTGATCAAGGAGGGCGTCAGCCTGATGGTCAGCATGGAGGCGATCGTCCGCCAGCGCGCCCGGGAGATGGTCGGCACGGACCACCTGCCCCGCATCGTGCCGTTCAGGCCGGGGCTCACCCGAAAGGAGGCCAAGATTGCCGCGCTCCAGTTCCGCTTCGAGCATGGGCTCCTCAAGCTGCCGCTGCACAAGAGGCTCGACCGCCCGTGGAGGGAGCTCCTCGACCAGATCGAGCAGTTCAACCCGGAGGCCAAGGACGGAGGGCTCGCGAAGGACGACCACCTCGACACGGTCTCGATGAGCAACCTGATCCTGCGCGGGCGGGCGTCCCGTCCCGACGCGGAGCCAGTCGACGAGAGGACCCCACTGGAGCGCATCCGGGACGGGGAGCTGACCTCCCGTGGGGGGACTCCCTGGCTCGCGCAGCTTGACTTCTCGCGAGTCCCGGCGGCCGACCTCCTCGAGGTCCTGTCTCCGGAGGAGCACCGACATGAGCGACCAACACGGGCGTGACCCGGCCAAGGACATGACTCCCGTGACCATCCCGTACTTCCTGTACGAGGCGATGGCCCGGGCCTACTACCTGCGCGAGGAGAACGCGGACCGACCGGTGGTCGTACGCGGAGGCGGGGCGCCCGACCCCGACTCCCTCGCCGAGGCGATGCACATGGACGAGGACATGCCCTCGGGATGGACTCCCGGCGGCTTCGCCCTGAGGAAGAAGGTGCAGGATGCGCGGAAGACTGACGCTGCCGACTGACCGGGTCCACCTCACCCGGATCATCAGGGAGCACGTCGTCCGGGAGCAGCAGCGCCTCTCCTACCGGCGCATCATGTGGCTCCTGGCGTACTACTACCTGAACGGCATGCGCCGCTTCGACGTGTTCGACCCTCACACGGGGACCCTCTCGCCGCAGTGGCTGGACGAGGAGGGGAACATGGACTTCCAGAGCCAGGAGATGCTGTCGGCGGTCGACCGGGCAAGCGCCCGGATCGCCAGCATGGACCTCCGGCCGAAGGTGGAGCGGGAGGGGACGAGCCTGCGGATGATCCGCGAGCGCGCCACGGCGCAGCTCATGCTGGACGCCATGGTCTCGACCAACCAGCTCGAGCCGGTGAAGACCCAGTTCGCGCACCTGCTGACGGTGCTCGGCACGGTCGGCATCGCCGGCCACCTGCTGGACCTGCCGACGGTGGGGATGTCGGCGGACCTCGAGGTGATCCATCCCAAGGAGCTGTTCCCGTTCCCGTCGCAGGGCAACGACTACACGAGGCAGGAGGGACTGGTCAGGAGCCGGATCGTCCCGCTCTCGCACCTGAAGGCGCGGTTCGGCCGGAAGATCCAGCGGAACCTCGACCTCATGGAGTACTGGCGGGTCGACCACGGCGACCCGATCCAGGACATCGAGGAGGAGCACGACCCGGCGATCCCGCGGAACCCGTTCACCGGGGGCTCGAGCGAGCCGCGGAGCATGAGCTTCGACGGCGGCGAGCACGACCAGCTGGTGCTGGTGCGGGTGCGCGAGCTGTGGCTCGACGGCGACCGCGGCACCTGCAGCCGCTACGTGGTCTGCTCGGGCGAGTACGTGATCGAGGACCAGGACCTGGATGGCGCGGAGCGGTACTGCCCGATCGGCGTCGCGCGCTTCATCGAGAACGGACGGTTCCACGGCGCCGGGCTCTTCGACCTGCTCTTCTCGGTGAGCCGAGAGATGGAGCGGATGCTGAAGTCGTTGTTCAGGAACGTCCGCGACATGGACCGCTACGGCATCGTGGTCCTGCCGCAGGGCTCGTTCAACGAGCGGGCGATCCTGCGGGACGTGGGCCGCGGGCTGCGGATGGTGTCGTACCAGCCGGACCCGCTCAACGAGAAGTTCACGCCGTTCGTGATCAAGCCGCACGACGCGGGCGACGTGCCCGGCCGGACGGCGCAGTTCGCCAAGGAGCTGATGGACGGGCTCAACCCGATCCGGGACCTGCTCGCCGAGAAGGGAAGGGTCGACTCGGCGACCGGGCTCCAGTTCCTGGACGAGCAGATCAGCCGGGCGATGACGACGCCGACGCGGGGCGTGCAGAACGCCTTCGGGCAGTGCTACAAGGCGCTGGCGGCGGATGCCGCGGGCCGCGTGGCGACGATGCCGAGGGCGATCCCGATCACGCACCTGTCGCTCGACCTGGCGGGCGCGGTGATCGACCCCGAGTCCGGCACCGCCTCCTTCCCCCAGAACCCGATCCCCGACGTCTCGCGGCTGGGATTCAGCGTGCGCGAGGTCAGCCCCCGCTCGATGGTCGCCCGCAAGGCCGAGGCGCTCGAGCTCCTCAAGATGCAGGTCACCGACCCGGAGAGCCTCAAGCTCCTGGCGCTCGAGGAGGGCCTGGACTTCGCCATGTGGATGAAGGAGGAGCAGGCGGCGTACGAGACGATCGTGATGCAGATCCTGACGCTCTTCGGCGACGGGGAGCGGACGGGCCAGATCGTGGTGGCGCCGCACCTCGCGCGCCCCGACCTCCAGCTGCGGGTGCTCTCGGCGTTCATGTCGGGACCCCAGATGATGCTCGCGTCCCCTGACGTGCAGGACGACTTCCGCGCGTTCAGGGATTCCCTCATGCGGTTCTCCGGACTCGTCCTTCCGGAGGCCGTGCCAGACCCGATGGAGCTCGCCATGCTCGGCATGGGCCCATCAATGGAGCCGATGAATGGACAGCAGCAGCCCGGAATCCCCCAGCAGCCCCCAGCCGCAGCCTGAGGTCGAGGTCAACGCGCCCGACGGGTCCCCCCAGCAGGACCTCGAGCAGGACGTCGACGTCGATGCGCTCTTCGCGCCGGAGCTGCCCGAGGAGCCCGAGTCGTCCCGCGCCGAGAAGTCCCCGCCGTCGGACGTGGGGGGACGCGACCAGGCCTTCCGCGAGGCCGTGAGCCACATGATGCGGGGGGGTCCGGACGCGGCCAGGAGCGCCCGCGAGGTCCTCTCGGAGGTCGGGTTCTCCCGGCCGGAGATCGACCGGTTCGTGCAGGCGGCGGGGTACGAGGCCGCCAGGACCCAGGCGCCCGCCGAGCCCGACCCGTCGCTCCTCAAGGAGCTCAAGGAGGCGAAGACACGGGCGGAGCAGGCGGAGGAGCGCGCCCGGATGGTCCGCGCGAAGCAGCTCGAACAGGAGATGGACTACCGGCTGTATGAAGCGATGTCGTCGTCGGACCTGGAGAAGTTCGTCGCCAGGCTGGACGAGATCAACGGGGAGGAGGACGACAAGTCGAGGGCGGACCGACGCCAGGTGTTCACGCAGGAGGTCCGGCGCACGGCGCTGGAGAACCTGGGGAACAGGACCCGGCGGGCGGGACGGTTCGACGAGTCGTGGATCGCCGACGAGGTGAAGCGCGCCTCGGGACAGGTGATGGGCAGGTACCGCGCGGCCATCGGGAACGTCGACCGGATCGGTCGGAGCTCGGTGGCGGTTGGTCCGGAGGAGGAGCTCAGGCAGCGCAAGCCGGTGGCTCCTCCCGCGTGGAAGCCGGGGAAGCAGGCGTCCGACATGGACTCCGAGATCCGCGACTGGACCGTCGACGTGCTCAGCCGGGCCGCCATGGAAGGCGGCACCGGGGAAACCAAGCTCTAGTCCCGGCAAGACCGGGGAAGGAATCCATAGATGTCAGTCACCACGGGCTCCCTGTTCGATCTCCACCGGGATCGGATCGAGGAGATCATCAACAAGAACATCGACACCATGATGCCCGCGCTGGACCCGATCTGGCGCGAGACGATCGTGACGAACCAGGGCGTCGGCAAGGCGTCCGAGCTCGGCCGCGACATGAAGATCATCAAGCTGTACCGGTCGGGCATCCTGACCGGCGTGCTCGAGTCGGCCTATCCGAAGAACGACTTCGTCCTCTACGGCGACGAGACGAATCAGCTTGGCAAGATCATGTACAAGCAGAACGTCACGCAGTCGTGGCCCGACCCGATGGACGGGGTCAAGAGCAAGCTGTTCCGGCTCGCGATCCCGATGCGGGCGATGCTCTCGAACCTGCAGATGTCGCTGGGCGAGCTGCAGGCCGAGGCGACTCCCGCGTTCATCGGCGACGTCGTGGCCCCGTACCTCAAGGGCTTCGCGCAGAACCTGGCGCACACCCTGTGCCTCTACTGGTACGTCAGCCAGAACGACAACTACAAGATCGGCACGGTCGGCGACCTGGGCAACGTGTCGGGCACCGGCCCGTACACGATCACGTTCAAGCCCGCCGAGCTCACCTGCGACCGCTTCTACCGCGGCCAGCGGCTCGACGTCTACTCGTCCAACGGCGCCACCCGCCGCAACGAGTCCGGCGGCACGCGCGCGTCGGTCTACGTGAACCAGATCGACGAGCTCAACAACCTCGTCACCCTCATCAGCCCGACCTGGAACTTCGGCACGACCGGCGGCACCGCCTGCATCAACGGGGACATCCTGGTCTTCGCGAACAGCAAGAAGACCAACGACAGCGACCAGAAGGCCCCCGCGGGCTTCCGTGGCATCGCGGGCGTCAACAGCTGGATGAAGTTCAACGGCAACCTGCTCGGCAGCGAGGCGCTCGCGGGCGACTCGATCGACGTCGACGACCATCCCGAGTTCAAGTCGTTCTACAAGAACGTCGGCGGCGTCCTCACCGAGCACAAGATGCGCCAGTACCTGCGCCGGTTCCACTCGGCGAAGGGCAAGTACGGCCAGACCATCGACTGCCTCATCGCCAGCGACGGCGTGTGGCTCGCCTACGAGGCGCAGAAGATCGGCCAGTACCAGCTCGACCGCACCGGCCGCCTGTCGAGCCTCACCAGCGAGGGCTCGCAGGAGGGCTTCTCCTTCACGTTCGAGGGCCGCACCTACAAGGGCTACACCTCGACCTACGTGGAGAAGGAGACCGTGTACGGCATCAAGAAGGGCGGCTCCAACTGGAAGCGCTACGTCCCGCCGGATCCCAAGGGCGTGACCAAGTTCCAGCAGGCCGACTCGTTCGTGCCGTTCAGCTTCGTGATGCCCGCCCTCACCGGCGGCAGCAGCCCGAAGTGGCCGATCACGCTGTCGGGCACCTCTCCGAACGGCAACACCGCGATGATCACCGAGGCCGTGCAGATGCCGGGCATGCTGCGGATGCAGCTCGTCCCGGACCAGCCGACCGGCCTCAAGCTCGTCAACGTGACCGAGGACCGCGTCTACGCCGACGACTGATGACTCCACGGGTAGGGGGGCAGGAATGCCCTCCTACCCTTTGACCGAAGGGATCCTCCCATGCCTGCACCCGCCATCGGACTGATCGCCCGCCTCCTCATGGCGCTCCGGGCCGGACGCGCGGGATACGCCGCGGCGGCCGCCGGCCGAAGCGCCGCCGCTGCAGGAGCTCGTGTTGCGAGGACTGCTGGGGCCGCGGCTCCCAGGGCAGCCCAAGCAGGCGCCGAGGCCGCCTCCAGGCCCAACTGGTTTGTCCGCGGAAGCCAAGCGCTCGTGGCTCCCGAGACTATCGTGCCGATGGCGGGAATCATGGGCGCGACCTCGGCGATCGACTACATGTTTGGAGGAGGAGAGGAGCCCGCGGGCATGCCTTCCATGGAGGAGCTCGCGGGACTCGAGAAGCTCGAAGACGACCCGTACTTGTCGGACCTCCCCCAAAGGCGGTTCATGAGCCCCATCCACCGATAGGAACCAGATGGCACGCAAGAGATTCGACTTCAAGGCCGAGCACAAGAACCCCGCGGGCGGACTCAGCGCCAAGGGCCGCGCCGCCTACAACCGCGCGACCGGCGGCAACCTCAAGCCTCCCCAGCCGCAGGGGGGATCACGGAGGGACTCCTTCTGCGCCCGCATGAGCGGGATGAAGAAGAAGCTCACGTCCGCCGAGACCGCGGGCGACCCGAACAGCCGCATCAACAAGAGCCTCCGGGCATGGAACTGCAAGGGGCGTTGATGACCGACTTCGAGGTGACGATGGACCCGATCGAGGAGGCCCAGGCCATGGGCATCCTCATGGACCCGGAGCGGCACCGCATCCTCCCCGACGGGGAGTGGGTGCGTTGGATCAAGCGCTGGAGCGGTCGCGACGACGTCTTCATGTACCGGCACCTCGAGGCGGAGTCCTTCGTGCTCGCGGTCTGGGTCATCAAGGGCAAGGTCGCCACCGAGCTCATGACCTTCGACGCGCCGCCCGACCACTTCCTCGTGCCCCTTCCGTCCAGGCAGGAGCTCGAGCGGAGGTTCCGGCCGGCCGACGAGGAGGTCCGGCAGATGAAGCGCGACATGCGCGAGATGGCGCAGGCGCGCAAGAAGAGCCGCCTGGAGGCCGCCGAGGCACGCAAGGACGCGGCCCGGCACCTCCGGCGCAAGGGCATGGACGACGCCGCGGCCGGCATGGATGCCTGGCGGCCGTGGACCGCCGACGACTCTGGCGGAGAGGCGTGGGCGCTCGACGGCATCGGAAGGACGACGGCCTGATGCACGACGGGGGCTCGTTCCTGAGGACCGTCATCGACCGGATCCGGGGCTACCTGGACGATCCGGACCTCGACGCCAAGTACGACGACGCCTTCATCGTGCGCCACGTCATCGGTCCGTGCATGACCGACGTGATCAGCCGCCTCAACCACAACTGGGACAACCCGGTCGTGGTGAGGCACCTCGCCTCGGTCTGCGCAGGCCAGCCCTACTACCAGCTCCCGCCGTCGATCGGGGAGGTGTGGCGCGTCTGCACCACCGACGACTCCGGCAACGTGCTGGAGGACTGGAGGCCCCGCGGAGAGTGGAACCCCCGCGGGCCCATGTGGTCCATCGAGGGGAACCTGCTCTCGTTCCGCCCCCTCCCCCAGTCGGACGTCTGCCTGGAGGTCTTCTACGTCCCCAACGGAGACGTGTCCCCCCACATGGGGACGGGGACGTGGGATGCCGAGGCCGGCCGGTTCACGATGGGGGTCGTCACGCTCGGGTCGATCGACCGCCGCCCCAACGCCTACGCGGGCCAGGTCCTCCGCCTCCTTCCCTCCGAGGGGTGGGTCGAGGAGCGGGTGACGGCGGTGCACGACGTGGCGAACGGGGTGCTGGTCCCCCGGGTGCCATTCCACCGCGCGTCGGGCCCGGTGCCCTACGAGGTGGCGCCGATCGGGGCGCAGCCGCTCTACGAGGCGATCTCCGCGGCAGGGGCGCTGAAGTCGTAGGGGCGGCTGCGATCCAGGTGATGGGGGTAGAGCTTGCTGTCGTGGCGCAGCACGACGATCTGTTGGCTGCTGTTGTGGGTGATGCGGATGCGCGGGGGGAGGCGCACGGGCTGGTGGCAGGCCCAACAGGCGCCCGCCACTTGGGCCTGCGGGGACCCGCTGGGCGCGGCGCGCACGACATCCGGGTCATAGAAGTTTTCGGGTTTGCAATTAGGGCAGTAGCAGAGCATGTCGCGCAGCTGCACCAGCGCGGCGCGCCATGCGCTTTCGCGGACGCGGCCGTGGGCCGGGTCGCGCAGGCCGTCGGTAAAGGCGCGGGTAAAGAGCTTGCGCAGAAATTCGGGATAGATGGGCCAGAAGGCGAGGGCGTTGTCGTGATAGCCAGGGACGGGGCGGTTGCGGTCGTCGGCGGGGTCGAAGATGAAGAGCGGCTCTGTGCCATAGAGCTTGGTCATGGCGGGCAGGTCGAAGCAGTGGATAGCTGATTCGAGCGCGCCTTCGAGGGGGTGATGGTTCATGAGCAGGTAGAAGAGCAGCACGGCCAGGGAAAAGAGGTCGGTTTGGGTGCTGGGCGTGCTTTCCCCGCGCACGATCTCTGGGGCCATGAAGCGCACTGTGCCACCGATAGTGCCGGG